CAACTGGGGCAGCGCCTACTTGGGCAGCGCCAGCAACCAGCGGCACGGTCACAAGCGTATCAGTTGTATCTGCCAATGGCTTTGCAGGCACTGTAGCGACCTCTACAACAACTCCAGCCATTACCCTAACTACCAGCGTCACAGGGGTTTTAAAAGGCAATGGCACGGCAATTTCTGCTGCTGTTGTAAACACCGACTACTTAGCACCGTCTGCGCCAGTTACCAAGACCGCCAATTTCACCGTTGCAGACACTGACGTTTGGCTGATCAACAACAAAACAGGGTCAACCTGTACCGCCACTTTGCCAGCAGCTTCAAGTTGGTCAGGTCGGGTTTTGCGGTTTCAGAACTACCAAGCTCAAACGGTTGTGTCGGCATCTTCTAATGTCGTGCCTTTGACGGGCGGGTCGGCGGCTACTTCCATTTTGCTGGCAAGCACAGGCGATTCTGCTACGCTGGTATCGGACGGCACAAACTGGTTGATGACTCAGTACATACCTAATAACATCTTGTTGCTGGAATAATGATGAATTACAATCATATTAGTTCATTTGTTTTCATAAAGGAAATATTGTGAACGATCTGGAATTGCCAAGCTATGTAAGCCGAGAGCAAATAGACCGTTTGCAGTCTGAAATGGTCAAAATGCCGCAAGCTGAATTGCTGACTGAGCATTTTTTCAGCCCTGGTATGTATTGCCGCCGAGTTTACCGATCAGCAGGAACATTGATTGTGGGCAAAGTTCATAAAGAACCCCACTTCTTTTTATGCGCTAAAGGTGAAATAATCGCATGGACAGAAAACGGCATGAAGAAATTGCAAGCTGGCGATTTGATTGAATCCAAGGCGGGTACAAAGCGGGTTACTCTGGCTGTGACTGATGCTATTGGCATCACGATTCACAGAACTGATAAAACTGATCTTGATGAGATTGAAGCTGAATTAATTGAACCTGATGATTTAGCATTGTTTGATTCTTCAAATCAAATCAAAGAGATTGTCAGTCAAATGAAAAAATTGGAAGGAAATTAATATGACTTGGGTAGCAGTAGCAGTCGGCGGTAGCGCATTATTGGGCTATATGGGGTCTCAAAACCAAGCAGGCGCTGCAAGAGATGCCGCTAATACACAGCTTCAAGGCACGTTAGAAGCATCTCGTCAACAGCGGGAAATGTTTGACATCCTAAACAAACAGCAAGCCCCGTATCGAGAAGCTGGCTACGGTGCATTGAATCAAATCAACACAATGCTGCCGCAGTTCACAAGGACTTTTACACCTGAAGATTTAAATGCCAATCTTGCGCCTAACTATGAGTTTATGAAGCAACAAGGGTTAGGGGCGACTGCTCAAGCGCAAAACGTCTCAAGCCCAGGCTCAAACGTTGATCTTGCTAAAACCATGTTTGCTGAAAATTATGCAAAAGGCGGTTATCAGGATGCGTTAACAAATTTTCGTAATCAACAGACTGACATTTTTAATCGGTTATCTGGCATAGCTGGCATTGGACAAACAGCCCAAGGGCAATCTCAAAATCTTGGTTCTGCAACAAGTACCAACTTAGCCAATCTTGCTACTGGTGGCGCAAATGCTATTGCTGGTGGTCAAATTGGTGCAGCTAATGCACAATCTGCTGGCTTGCAAGGAATTGGTAATTCAGCATTGATGTATTCAATGTTAAGACCTCAGCCAGTAGCAATAAATGTTTAAGGTATAAAAATGGCAGACATCAATCCAATCACCCCCGTTGCTACTGGAATTCAGCCGCCACAACAAATGTCGCTTGGTGACATGATGAATCTTGCCCGTGGTTCACAAGCATATCAACAAGCAGCACAAGTCAATCCATATTTAGCAAAACAAGCGCAACAGCAAACCCGTACAGGAGAAATTGCTTTAAGCGTAGAAGAACAAAAAAATAAAGAACGTACAGCAATGCAAACGTTTTTTGCTGATCCTGCTAATTTTCAAACTAATGGACGAATTGATATAGATAAAATTAATGCTGTTGTGCCAACCCTTGCACCATTGACTGGCCCTGATTACATCAGCAAGATGAGCACATTAAGCACCGCACAAACTTCTGCAATTGATGCTAAACAAAAACTGACTCAAGATCAGCGTAGCATGATTGCTCAAAGATTTTCTATTTTAGGTCGTATGGGCGTAGAAGATAAAAATGCTTATATTAAAGAAATGGATTTATTAAAACAAGAAAATCCAGACAATTCTGATTTGCATAAATTAATTGATGCATATAAAGTAACTTGGAATGAAATGCCATCTGGCCCTGATTTGCCTGGCAAGGCAATAGCTGGCGCACAAACTTTATTGACTCCTGCTCAACAACAGACAACATTTGCCCCGCAAGCAGGCACACTTTCTACTGGTGCTGAGATTAAGCAAACAACGACAACGCCTAGCGTTGGTGGTCAAGCGCCAAAGATTGAAGTTGGTGGAACATTGGCTTATTCTCAATTGCCGCCTGGCAGCCGCATGGTTGACACAGGCACAAAAGATTTGAACAACAATTCAATCTTCAATGTGTTTGATGCGAATGGCAGGGCAATTGGTCAAACAACTGTCCCCGCTGGAGTTGATGCTAGTCAATTGCCTGGCGCTGCCCCTGCGACTACTCCACCCGCTGGCGCTGTTGAAGTTGGTGGGCCAGTAACACAAAAACAAGCTGTTGGTACGCCAATAGCTGCCGCTGCACCTGTGCTTTCAAATGCACCTGTAAGGCTTCCAGCAGGCCCAACAGCAGAAACACAAATCAAAGCGGGTACTGAGGTAGCACCAGGCATGAGATTGCCTTATACCGTCAGATCAGCAAGCCAACCTTTTCTTGCAGAACCAAGTGAAGAAAAAGATAAAGCCGCTGGCGCTGATTACCGCAACAATTTGGTAAATGCTCAGATGGGTTTGACGCAAGGTCGCCGCAATGTTGAAGAAGTAATCCAACAAGCCAACAAGATTGGTCAACAGCTTTACTTTGAAAAAGGCGGCATCCCTGGTCAGATTGAACAAAAGATTCGTTCAGCTATTGGCAGTGAGCAATACGATATGCTTGCCAAAGACTTGGCAAACATGGCTATTACCAATTCCAAGGCAATGGGTTCTGTTGGCGGTACTGTGGCTGGCTTGGATATGGCGGCAGTTGCTAACGGCACGGTTAAAGTGCCGCCCGAAGTGCTGGTAAAAATTGCCCGTAGGGTGCAAGCCGATCAAACCAATCTTGATATGCAAGCTAATGGCGCACAGAAGTTTTCAGAGAAATATGGCGACAATAATATGAAAGCGTATCAGCAAGCATGGAATGCCAATGCTGACAGTAAGATATTTGAAGCCATGAACATCACACGGGATGAAGCCGATCCTGCAAAACAAAAAGCTGAATTAAATCGACTGTTTCCAAATCCAAATCAATACAAGGATTTTCTGAAGAAATATCAGAACATTAAAAAGCTGTCTGAAACTGGGAGTTTGTAAATGGCTGATGTTTTAGAACAATTCTTTGGTGGGTCAGTTGCTGCACCACCTAAGCCAACTGGTGGCAAAACCGTTGCATCTGATGTGCAGACAAAGCGGGATCAAGATGCTCTGGCTATCATTCAACAAGAATTAGGCGCAGCGCAAGGCAGGCTTGCATCTGCAACTGATCCGCAAGAAAAGATGAGGCATCAGGCCGACATTGCTGCACTGCAACGAGAGATTGCCCGTAAATCTAAAACTGCAATACCAGCAACCGCTGCGCCTGCGGCACAAACGACACAAGCTGCACCAGCCGCACCTAGTGATCCGCTAGAAGCATTCTTTACTGGTAAGCCTGTTGCCGCACAACCCGCTGCTATTGCCCCAACGAGTACCGCTGGCGCTGGTCGTGGTTCTTATGAGGAATATAGTCGAGCGGGTGAAGCTGGAGGTAAAGTCAAGGCTGCACCTATTACTGTACAAAGTGCAATTGACCAGCCAAGCACAGCAGTGAGACAAATCTTTGGCAATGTGCTGAAAAAGGGCTTTGAAGCTCGTCAGCAATTGGGAGAAAGAACTGCTGGCGCTATTGATACTCTTTATGAGGCTTTGCCTGCTACTTATGGTGCGGTGCAACAAGCTATTGTGCGTCCATTTACTACGCCTCAAAAAGCTGAAGAATTAGGCAAACAAGCTGGTCAATTTATTGCGCCAAGCCAGCCTTTAGGTAAGGTTTTGAACATCACAGGTAAAGAAACATATCAGCAACCATTGGGCGGGGTGACTCAGCCTATTGTTGAACAAGTAAACAAAATGTTCAATGCAATGGGAATGACCCCAGAGCAAATTTCTGAAACTTTGAAATTAAAATTTAACGTTACCTTACCGCCAGAAGATATTAGA